CTTCTTATGTTTTTGATGAAATACAGGAAGAAATTGCTAATGTAGTTTCTAAATACAGGCAAAAACACTATGATGACTTTGGTTCTTATCCCACAGGTACAGGTCAGACTAGAGATTCTTTTACAAGATTTCTTCAAAACGAAAGTCCTTTGGTTGATTCCTACCTGCAACAAGTTGGCTTTAATGTAGATAATAATACTTTAAGTATTAATATGAAAAATACAGAAATTAAAAAGCTATTTAATGATGCAAAAAAAGATTATCCTGATCAAATTGGAGATTTTAATCCTGGAACTAAAAAATCTATAAGAAGCTCAAGAGATAAATCAATTCTAGATGATAACAGAAAAGATTTTAGTTGGTCTAATAATAAATATTTTGATGATAATTCTGAAGTAAGTAGAGTTATTAATAATTTTAGAGACGACATAGCTTCTAGCGGAACAGCTGAAGGACATCCTATGTATTATAATAGAAAAAATGTAGATGCTCAAATTAATAGAATGTTTACCGCAGGTATTAAAGCAGGTAAACCTATGGATGAAATAATAGAAAATGTAACACAATCTTTAAAAAATGCTGATCGTAAAACTTTTCCTAAAATTAATGAGATATTAGATAAAAAATTTAAAATACGAAAAAGAATTGAAGAAGGTAGAGCAATGGGCATGGGCTCTGGAATGGTAGATAATATTAATCTTGGTCACATTGTAGATGTAGCTCATGATTACAAATTAGGGTTGAACATGGATAATTTATTTCTTCTTCCTCAAAAACCAAACATAGCTCAATACCAAAAGTATGACAAACAATTAAAAACTATTCAACAAAAATTAAACTCACCTAATACTCGTAATTCTATTTCAGAACAATCTGCTTTACAGGATGAATTATCTGATCTTGGTATAGAATTAGAAAGGCAGGGTATAGTAACAGATGTAGGATACGGAAGAATAGGTAAAGCAAAAGACCCTGATGCTCTGTTTGACATGTTTGATGAAAATGTAAAATTTTATGAGGCACAACCTCCAGGAATGAAGTATACTGATGAAATGAATAAAAGGATTGTAGAAGACGGAGCGCAAGGTCCTGGATTTGCTAGTGGTGGAGAAGTAGATATTACAGAAGAAAAATCTTTTATGGATTATCTATTTCCTAAAACTTTTGAATATCCTTATAAAGTTGGTGGAAACGAACCTTTGTATAATCCAATACCTAAAGAAGGAAAAACAAAAGCAGTAGCTGATGCTATATCTTTGCAGGATGCGAGAGAAAGTTTAGACAGTAAAAGTAAACAAAGAAAAATGGATTTTTCTGAAAATGAAAATGTTAAAAATTTTAAAAAATCAAAAGAAGTAGTAGATTATTATGATGATGTATACCAACAAAATCTCTTTGGTAGTATACTTGGAATAACTCCTGAAGAGGCAGATGCTGTAGCATCCGAGGAAATTGACATGCCTGATTTTAGACAAGGTAGTTCTGATGTTCCCTTAACTATGGAGGTTATTGAAGAGCAAGAAGATATTTTTGATAGTGATGAATACAAAGATAAAACTGCTTTTATGACAGCGCCTCAATTTAAAGATAAAAAGTATAAAGCAGTTACGGATATTCTTAAAAATGATTTATCAGGACTTTCAAATGATGTTCAAAGATTTATGCTAGGCGCTTGGGCTAATGTTGTTCCTATAGGTTTCGCTGCAGAAACCGTAAGTAATTATCACGATTTAAATGAACCTGGTGTTGGCGGAGGTATGACAATTGATAGATTTCTTCCAAAAGAAGTAACAGGAGATAAATACGACGGTGATTATTATAATTTAATATATGATTCTAGTACAGGAAAGGGAACAGACTACGCAGAAGCTATGGGATTATTAGATGATAATGGAGACATACAAGTTGAACTATTAAAAAAATATTTGAAAAATGATATTGTACCAAGCACAAATTTAAATGTAGATGGTGGTGAACTTAGAGAACCTACTGCATTAGACGCAGTCAAAACTACGGGTTTGGTTGCCGCAGCGGCACTTCCTTACTTTATGTTTGGAAATATATCACAAGTAATGGGGAGAACAGATATAAGAGGGTTAGGTAAACTCATGAGAATAGCTCCTCAACTTTTTGGTATACCTACACCCAATGAAGCAAAACAATTTGCTCAACTACTATTAAGAAGCACTTTAAAATTAGGAAAAACCCCTTTTGATAAAAGTCTTAGAAAAAATATTACTCTTATGGTTAATGAGTTACAGGCTAATGCAACAATGGAAAAGAGTGACAAATATTATAAAGATAAACTTGAAGAGTCTACAAATCCTAAATATAGTGAAGAAAGACAAATATTAATAGATAACTTAATAGAAATTTATACAAATAAACCTCTTAAAGAAAAAGATGAAAAACTTAGAAAAGAAAAAACTTTGAAACAAACTAATGATATCCTATCCCTTGCTAAAAACTTTGAAGATTTACCTACGTATGTTAGAGATCTAGCTATCGATGAAGCTTTTCAAATTTTAGGAATTAAAAAATCAGAAACTAAATTTATGCCTGAAGAAACTTTATTTGAAGAGGTTACAGGGATAGATGTATCTCCTGGTGAAAGAGATACTATGCCAATCAGTTTAAACGAACTTAAAAAAATGTCCACGGGCGGCGATCCAGGAGAACTTACTGATTCTGTTATTTCAGGAGAGGAAGAAGTAATTAATATAGACCCTATGTTGCGAGGAGGTGCGTATGAATCAATAGAAGATTTAGACATGTTTGAAGAAGCTAGTAATGTTCCTCAAATACCTCAGAGAGAAAATATTTTTGATGATGAAAATTCTTATGAGGTAGCTAATGTAGGAAGAGTACCAGGATGGGCGGTAACTAATTTAAGTAAGTTAGATAGTTTAGCTCCTCTAGGACCACAGATTAAAAACTTACTGCGAATAGGAGATGAGATTGCTGAGACGACAACAACACAAGGGGAAAAAGTAGGAAGATTTTACTCTAATCTCGAAGCACGGCTCTTAGATCCTAATGCTCCAGAAGTTTTTGAAACACCAGCAGATCTTTACAATTTTTTAAACTCTAAAGGGATTGGAAAAATTGAAGTAGACGATTATCAAATACCTCAACTTATAGAAACGTTTTCTAAAAGTGAAAAACCTATAACAAAAGCAGATTTATTAGCTAGAATACGAGAAGCCCCAATTAGAAAGTTAGAGACAAAAGTATTTGGTTTTCGATCAGAGGTTGAAAATGGGGATGAATTTATAAACGGAAAATATCCCAATGCTCACATGGAAAAAGGTTACATACCTGACACATATAGAGAAAATGTAGTTTTTATTAACCCTTCTAAAATACCTAATGATCCTAAATCATATGAATATAGTACTCATGGTTTTTTCAACGCAGAAAATATGCAATACGTTGTTGGTTGGTCTAGACTTTCCGACAGATATGCTATTAATCCAGGAAGTGCAACACAATTATTATCGCCTGAAAAAACAAAACAAATAAGTGATTTAAATAAAAAAATAGAAAGATTAACAAAGCTTTCCCAAACTTCCGCTGAAGATTTAATTACAAGATCTGGAGGTAGAGTAACCGTTGATCAAGCAGCGAAGAATATTACTCAAGCACAAAAAGATTTAATTAAAGCGCAAAAAAATTTAGAAGATTTAAACTCAAAGGTTTCAAAAATACCTAATCAATCTATTAAAGTTACTTTTGCTGATGAAATTCAATCTGATATTTTTCAAACCTATAGAAAAACACTTGAAGTAGTAAAAAAAGATTATCAAAAACTTTTACAAAAAAATATTAATCCTAAAGACAAATATATGGTTGATGCTTCAGGAGATATTAGGTCAAACACCGATATTATTCAATTTTATGACAAGCATAAGGATATTATGCGTCCAATGTTTAGAACAGCAGAAGATTTAGAAGCCTATATTAATGAATTAACGCAATCTAATAAAGTTTTTGAAGATTTTGCTAAAATAAAACCAGGGCAGTTACAATCTAATCAATTAAAACTTGTTCAAGATGCAGCAAAAAAAAGAGATAAGGTTTTAGCTGTTTTTGAGGAAGCTAATACTAATCCTGAAACATTAAAAAAGTTATTTCCTAATATTCCTTTTAAAGACAGAAAAGCATGGGGTGATATTATTGTTAAAAATGATCTTCATTCTGCGGCTAAGAGACTGTTTATAGATAAAGATCCTAATGCTTCTACTTGGTATGCGATTTCTCCAGCGGAATTAGTACAAATAAGATATGGACAAAGCGGAACAACGGGTACAGCTCTTGCAGAGCGAACAAAAAATATGAAAGGTATAGGAACAGGAGAATTTTATGGAGGACCAAATGCAGTAGATCCCTCAGGAAAACATTATACAGGGATATTGGAAGAATCTTTAAAAAGAGCCGCTAATATTAATAATAGTGAATTTAAGGTAATAAAAGTTTCTGTTGGAAAACCTAAAAAAATAGATAAAGTTATAGATATAGTAGATGAAGGTGGTAATATTGTAAAAACTTTTAAGGTGAAAAAAACAGATGATTTTACTAGCACCTTAAATAAGGCAATGAAATATATTGAAGATTCAGGAATAGAAGGATTGAAAGATGTGCCAAGGGAAGTACCTTCAGGCTTTAAAACTGTAGATGCCTATGCTATAAAGCTTACACCAGAGATGATTTTACCATCTAAAACACATTTTGCATCTGGAGGATATGTACAAAGTCCTTTAGTTGATATAGAAGAGCTTATAGGAGCATAGAAATAATGGCTATAGATAAACCAGTAAATTACGATCAACCTCAAACGGTGAATGATGAGTTAATGATTCCTCCTTTAGTAGGAGAAGAAATTGAATTAGAGCCAGGAACAGATCAAGAAGTTAATGTTGAAATGATGGAAGATGGTTCTGCTGTTATAGGAGAACCCGAACAATCGCCAGTATCTTTTGATTCAAACTTAGCTGAATACATGGATGAGAATGATCTAGGTTTTTTATCTAGTGATATAAGAGGATCTTATGATGAAGATAAATCTTCAAGAAATGATTGGGAAGAAACTTACACAAAAGGCTTAGATTTACTAGGTTTAAAGTACAGATCAAGAAGCCAACCTTTCATGGGTGCAAGTAATGTTACTCATCCCTTGTTAGCTGAAACAGTCACACAATTTCAAGCTCAAGCATATAAAGAAATACTTCCTGCGGGAGGCCCAGTTCGTTGTCAAATAATAGGAGCTCAAAGTAAAGAAAAAGAAGATCAAGCTCAAAGAGTAAAAGACTACATGAATTATCAAATTATGCATGTTATGGAAGAATTTGATCCTGATGTAGATCAAATGTTATTTTATCTTCCCTTAGCAGGTTCAGCTTTTAAAAAAGTATATTATGATGCGGGATTAGGAAGAGCTGTTTCAAAATTTATTCCTGCTGAAGATTTAGTGGTTCCTTACACAGCAACTAATCTTGAACAGTCTGAAAGAGTTACACACATTGTTAAAAAATCAGAAAATGAAATTAAAAAATTACAAGTAACAGGTTTTTACAGAGATGTTTCTTTAACAATTTCTGATCAAGAATCTAGATTAAAAGAAAAAGAAAGAGAATTATCAGGTATTCATAGAACAGGATATCAAAATGAAATGTATACTTTATTAGAAGTACATGCTGATTTAGATATTCCTGGTTTTGAAAATGAAGACGGAATAAAACAACCTTACATTGTTACAATAGATGAAGGCTCTAATAAAGTTTTATCTATTTATAGAAACTATAAAGAGGAAGATACATTATTTAAAAAACAACAATATTTTGTTCATTACAAATTTATGCCTGGTCTAGGTTTTTATGGATTAGGACTTATACATATGTTAGGTGGTTTGTCTAGAACAGCAACAGCTGCTTTAAGACAACTTGTGGATGCGGGTACTTTAGCTAATCTTCCTGCTGGATTTAAAGCAAGAGGTTTACGAATTAAAGATGACGATAGCCCTTTACAACCAGGAGAATTTAGAGATGTAGACGCACCTGGTGGAAGTTTACGTGATGGTTTAATGCCATTACCCTATAAAGGAGCTGATCCAACATTATTTCAATTATTAGGTTTTTGTGTCCAAGCTGGAAAAGAATTTGCTACAATTGCTGATCAAAAACTAGGTGAAGCAGGTGGAGCGGGAGCTCCTGTTGGAACTACAATGGCCATTATGGAAAGAGGCATGAGAGTTATGTCCGCTATTCATAAACGTATGCACTATGCTCAAAGAATAGAGTTTAAATTACTAGCAAAAATATTTTCTCAATCTCTACCTCCTGTTTATCCTTACGATGTTCAAGGAGGTATGCAAACAATAAAAGCTACTGACTTTGATGATAGAATAGATATCATTCCTGTCTCAGACCCAACTATTTTTTCTATGTCTCAACGAGTAACGTTGGCACAAACACAATTACAATTAGCACAAGCTGCTCCCCCTATGCATAACATGTATGAAGCATATAGACGTATGTATGCAGCTATGGGAGTTCAAAATATTGATGCTATTTTACCAGTACCAACTCCACCTCAACCTAAAGATCCAGCTACAGAGAATGGAATAGCTATGTTAGGACAAGCTTTACAGGCTTTTAGAAATCAAAATCACTTGGCGCACATAGATGCTCACCAAGCTTTTTTTTCTAGTGCTCTAGTAAAAGGAAATCTACAAACATTAACTATTCTACAAGCTCATATTATGGAACATTTATCTATTCAAGCAAGAGAAGAGGTAGAACAAGAAATGAAACCACAAGTCGAAGAAATGCAACAGAAATTTGGAGGAGAAGTTCCTGAAGAGGAACAACTTCGTATGCAGGAGATTTTAGAATCTAAAGTTGCTGAAAGAATTGTTGAAATGACAGAAAAATTAGTAATGGAAGAACAAGAAGCGCTTCAACAACAACAAGAAGACCCTTTAATTGCATTAAAACAACAAGAATTAGGCATAAGAGCTGATGATTTAGAGAGAAAAAAGGTCTACGATGCTGCTAGAATAGGATTAGATACTGAAAGAGTTCAACAAACTGAAAGTATTGCCGAAGCTAAGATGGATTCTCAAGAAGATATTGCACAATTACGAGCAAATGTTAACTTAGAGAAGGCAAATACGCCTAAAAAAGAGAAAATACAAAAAGATGTTAATTTCGAAGACTAATGCGGACCTTAGACTTGAAGAATTTTTTATTTCTTTAATGGAAATGATAGAAAAGACTTCCAAAACTTCTGAAGATAGTATACTTTTAGCAGGAGCTATGGTGAGCATGGCAAAAGTTTTATACTTTCAAGAGTTAGGACCAACCGAAGGGCAAGAGATATTAGATAAAGGCATATTTGACTTTGTTGAAATACTAAAACCAACCATTCATTAGGAAATACTATGGCAAATACTCGTAGAATGAACAGATTAGAAGAATTAGGAAGAGTGGATTCTGAAAAAGCTTTCACAAAAAAAGGTAAGAAAAATCTTAAAGAAGAAAAAAGTAGGATTGTTGGAGAATTAAAAAAAGGTGGTAGAGCTAAGAAACCAAAAGTACTTAACGCAAGAGGCGGTGGTATTGCAAAACGTGGAATGGGGAAAGCAAAATGAGTTTAAATAATCCAAAACCAAAATACATAAATGGATCAATGTATCCTAATGCAAAAATGACTAAATCAAATGACATGAATCCTTACGCAGGACCTCATGTAAATAAACAAGCAATTGCTGATGTATATACGGCTAGTATGGAAGGACCAAAAGTTACACAAAACTTAGGTGCTGGACCAAAAGGCCAAAGAAGCAAGGTACAAATTAAAAAAGTACCATTCAAAGGTTTATTTTAATCGTAAAATACTGTAGATTAACTTCTTAAAAAGGAGGTTTCTATGAAACTTGCAAAAGATATATGGGCTCACATTAAAGAATGGAGCGACTGGGGAATGAAAGACTGGATTAAAGCTGGTATCGTTGCCATAGTAGTAATTATAGTTCTAGGAAAAATTTCAGGAGCTGTATAAATGTTAAAGATCATTGGTGGTTTATTAGGTGGCAAAGACGGTGCCTTAAAACAAGTCGCTTCGGTGATCGATTCAATCCATACCTCAGAAGAAGAGAAATTAGACAAAAAGATTTTAATGCAACGCATTCAACAAAAGCTTGCGGAAAAACAATTAGATGTTAATGCAAAAGAAGCCAGCCATCGCAGCATATTTGTTGCTGGCTGGCGACCATTCATAGGATGGATTGGAGGCCTTGCCCTAATGTTTGAATTCATTCTATCTCCCTGCATAGAATGGTATAGTAAATTTGCAGGACTAAACCTAACGGCTCCTGAAATTCAAACTGGGCCTTTACTAGCCATTGTAACTTCAATGCTCGGTGTAGCGGGAATGAGAAGTTTTGAAAAGGCAAAAGGATTAACTAAATGAAGAAAAAAATGAAAGATTTAAGTGGAGACGGTAAAATAACAAAAAAAGATATTCTTATTGGAAGAGGAGTAATAAATAAAAAAAGAGGAGGCATGCCTAAAAGCTCTGCTCAAGGTTCTGTTATTAAAGGAGCTAAAGTTAAAGGTTCTAGAGAAGGTTCTGTTATTAAAGGACCTTCAGCAAAAGGTTCTAGAGAAGGCTCTGTTATTAAAGCCAGCAAAGGAACATACGTAACTAAAGACGGAAGAACCGTTAAAAAGGGTTTGTATTATTATATGAACAGAGCCAAAAAAGCTGGTACTAGCAAGAGTAAAAGTAAAGGCACAGTTACCAATAAAGCTTTAAAACAATCGGCTAAAACAGCCTTTAGACCTAAAAAGAAAAGATAATGCCTTTTCGCTCTAAAAAACAAAGAGCGTATCTTTATGCTAACGAACCCAAGATTGCTAAAAGTTGGGCAAAAAAACATGGGAATAAGATTGTAAAAAAGAAAGCAGGAGGTTATATAGAAGTTGAACCAAGAGGGTTCGGAAGAATGTTAAAAGATAAAAGACCTATAACAAAAATATATACATGACATACGACGAATTAGCTGGTTCAGTAAAATTATCCGAAGGTTTTAGAAATCACGTTTACAAAGACACCGAAGGGTTTGCCACAATTGGCTGGGGTCATAAAGTAGTGCATGAAGATAATTTTAAAGACGGCAAGACATATACTAAAGAAGAACTACAAGAAGTATTCGATAAAGATTTAAACAAAGCAATTGGTTTGGCAAGACAACTTATGGAAGAAAATGATGTAAGAGATTTGCCTATAACTGCACAGCATACCATTACAGAAATGGTATATCAGCTTGGAAAGTCAGGGGTTTCCAAGTTCCGTAATATGTGGAAGGCCCTGCAGGAAAGCAATTTTATTGGTGCGAGCTACGAGATGCTCGATTCGAAATGGAATAAACAAACTCCAAATCGTTGCAAAAAATTAGCTGACCAAATGAAATTATGCGCATAGAAAATTTTTTTACTTATTACAAAAAAGAATTAATTGCTAGACAAACAGCGGTAGAACAAGCTATACTACAAGGCGTTCCTAATTGGGACGATTATAAGTATTTAACAGGAAAGTTAGATGCTTTAAAACAAGAAGTACAGGAACTCACGGACCTGCTAAAAAAACAGGAGCTAGAATGAACAAGCAAGCAAGTAAACTAATTATGCCAAAACATATTTGGGACGGTAAAAAGAAAGAAAAACAAAAGAAAGATATAGAAAAAGTACCTCAACCAACAGGATATCGTCTTGTTTTATTTCCTTTAAAATTAGAAGGTAAAACAGCAGGAGGCGTTCTTCTTACAGATGCCGCTATTGAACAAGCTTCAATTGCTACTAATATTTGTAAAGTTATTGCCGTAGGTCCTGATGCTTATATGGATAAAGATAAATTTCCTAATGGTGCGTGGTGCAAAAAGGACGATTGGATTATTATCACAAAATATGCAGGAGCTAGACTCAGTATTGATGGTGGTGAACTTCGTATAATCAACGACGATGAAGTACTGGCAGTTGTCGAAGATCCAAGAGATATATTGCCAGCTAATTTAATTTAACATGGAGAATTCTATGCAACAAGCAGAGCAGAAAAAATCAGAACAATTAGTTCCAATTGATACATCAGGAGATAGTGTAGATATAGAATTAAATGAGGAAAAAGAAAATATACAGGTAGAAGAAGTATCCGATGACACACCTGTAGTTGAAGTATCGGAAAATAACACAGAAACAAAATCAGAAGACTTAGAAGAATATAGTGCGGGTGTAAAAAAACGTATTGATAAACTTACTAAAAAAATGCGTGAAGCAGAAAGAAGAGAACAGGCTGCTATTGAATACGCTAAAAACGTAAATGATAAATATAAAACAGCAGTAAATTCAGGTATTCAAAAAGATGAAGTATCTTTAAAATCTAGAGCTGAAACATTATTAACTCAACAAGCTTTTGCAAAAAGAGCTTATGAAGCTGCTTTGAATGCACAAGATGCGTCTAAACAAGTTGAAGCTCAAGAAGAAATAGCAAGATTAGCTATTGAAAAAGAAAGATTAAAAGTATCTACAGCTAAACAAGAAGCACTAAGAGGAAAAGAATTTACTGGAGAACCTCTTCCTGTTGAACTTCAACAGCCCGCTCAACAAACACAAGAACCTATAGCACAAGATCCTAAAGCACAAAACTGGGCTCAAAAAAATTCTTGGTTTGGTCAAGATAAACCTATGACTTATGCCGCAATGGGATTACATGAAGGATTAGTTGAAGAAGGATTTGACGCCACGAGCGATGAGTACTATAATGAAATAGATAAAAGAATTCGTAAAGAGTTTCCTCAAAAATTTGGGGATCAACCGAAACTTACTCAAAAAGTAGCTTCGGCTGTAAGAACATCGTCCTCTGGACGCCGCACTGTGAGACTCACACCTTCACAGGTAGCTATCGCAAAAAAACTTGGTGTGCCGCTCGAAGAGTACGCAAAACACGTGAAGGAGGCGTAATATGACTACAGACAGTAAACAAAAAACCTCACGCAAATTAGAAACCCGTGAACAACAAACTCGTAAAAAAGGTTGGACTCCACCATCTAATTTAGATGCCCCTGAACCACCAGAAGGTTTTCACCATCGGTGGGTAAGATTTGAGTATAGAGGTACGCAAGATGATAAAAACGTAGTATCTAGAATCAGATCGGGATATGAACCTGTGAAAGCAGATGAATATCCAGACAGGATAGATTTACCTCATTTAGATGCAGGAAAATTTAAAGGCACTATTGCAGTAGGTGGATTAATGTTAATGAGATGTCCGATTGAAGTTAAAGAGTCAAGAGATGAATATTTTGCTAATTTAACTAAAGATCAACAAAAATCAGTTGACAACGATCTTATGAGGGAAGAGCACCCCTCCATGCCAATCTCACAAGATAGGCAGTCTCGGGTAGAATTTGGTGGAAACAAAAAATCTTAATGAGTAAGATCTATGTTTTACCAATCTTGTCTAAAGGAGACAAATTATGGCTAATATAGATGCAGCTTTTGGTCTTCGTCCATACGAAAGATCAGGCTCAAATTATAATAACCAAGGCGTTAATGCGTATCCTATTAATTTCGACGGCTCAAGCAGTGGAACAACAAGTTTGATTTGGACTGGAACTCCAGTCATCCCTCTAGCTAGCGGATTAATAGATGTACCTGGCGCTGCGGCAGGCGGTACTGTACCTTTGTTAGGTGTCTTCATGGGTTGCAAATACATTGCAACTGATGGAACTCCAACATGGGCACCATACTGGCCTGGATATGCGGCAATCAAGCCGTCAACAGAAGCTATAGCTTATGTAGCAGATAACCCTCACGCATTATTCGTTATTAATAGTAACGGAGCAATGCCTGATTCTAATCTGTTTATTAATGCTAACTTCGCAACAGCAATTACTGGAAACAATACAACTGGTTACTCTTTAGGAGAACTAGATGTAGCAACAGTTAATACTACTGCTTCATTAAACATGAAGGTTGTAGGATTTGATGATGAAGCTTCGGTAAATGCAGGCGCAGTTGATAAAACTGCAGCAGGTCGATTAGCGATCGTAAAACTCAACGTTCATTTCATGGACTCAACCGCAGGAATATAGGAGATAGGATATGGCTATTAATAGAGCACAGCTTGCCAAAGAACTAGAACCTGGTTTAAACGCCCTGTTCGGTTTGGAGTACGCACGCTACGAAAACGAAGCTGCTCAAATTTTTGAGCAAGAAACAAGTGACAGAGCTTTTGAAGAAGAAGTTATGTTAGTTGGATTCGGACAAGCAAATGTAAAAGCAGAAGGATCAGCAGTTGGTTTTGATACCGCTTCTGAATCTTTTACTGCTAGATACACTCATGACACAATTGCATTAGCATTTGCGTTAACTGAGGAAGCGGTCGAAGACAACTTGTATGACAGTCTTTCAGCTCGTTACACAAAAGCCCTAGCAAGATCTATGGCTTATACGAAACAAGTAAGAGGCGCTAACGTATTAAATAATGCGTTTGCAGTCACTGGTGGAGACGGCGTTACTTTAGCTAACGTTGCTCACCCAACAGCACTTGGTGGTACCTTCTCAAACAGAAGTGCTACTGATGCTGACCTTACTGATGTTTCATTAGAACAAGCGATGATTGATATTGCTGGTTTTATCGACGAAAGAGGCTTAAAAATTGCAATGAAAGGACAGAAATTAATTATTCCTGTTAACATTCAATTTGTAGCTGACAGAATCTTAGAGTCTACTCTAAGAGTCGGTACTGCTGACAACGACATTAACGCTCTGAAAAACATGGGTATGCTACCAGGTGGTTACACAGTTAACCATTATCTAACAGATACGGATGCATATTTCATTAAAACAGATTGTCCTAATGGATTTAAACACTTCACAAGAGCTGCCCTTGCTACTGGCATGGAAGGCGATTTTGATACAGGAAACATGAGATACAAAGCAAGAGAGAGATACAGCTTTGGTTACTCAGATCCTAGAGCTGTTTACGCATCACAAGGTTCGTAAAAAATACTGGATCCTCCCAGATCAAAGAAGGCGGTTGCAAGACCGCCTTTTTTGTTTTACAATACAAATTACTCAAGACTTAACAGACAACTAAAAGGAGGTTGACATGGGTACAACTACATTTTCTGGTCCTATAAAGGCTGGAACAATTAAAGAAACTACAGGTACTACGGTTGGTACTGATATGAAAAATACTGGTCAGGTTGTAATGGCACAAACACATGCTGTTGATTTATCTGGCGGTGCACTTGCGGCAGTCGCATCTAATGTAATAATACCAGCAAATTCACAAATTATTGATTGTGTTTTTGACATTATTACAGCAGCAAACACTACTACTAACATCAGTGTTGGTTTTGTTGGTGGCGCAGCTACTGCTCTTGTAAACGCTTATACAATCGGAACAAATGCAGGCAGACAATATCCGACAACAAAAGCGGGTGGTGCACTTGC